GGTAGGTTTAGGCCAAGTTATACTTAGCTGTAACCAGTGCTTCTGGACGCAAGATTTTGCGACCGTATAGATGCATACCACGAACAATGTCAGCAAAGCTGTCTGGGTCACGGTATGTTTCAGTCTTGTTGATCTGCTCGGCAGTTGCAACAGCTGAATCATGACCACCAACAATAACACCGTAGTTAGTGTTCTGGTTTGCAGTACCTGTAGTACCTGCACCAGTACCTACTGCTGGCAAGTTGCTTGAAACGTATACACGGAAACCGTGGAAGTTGTTCAAGACCAGACCATTACGTAGAGCACCAGAGTCGCCGAAGTCAGCATTCAAGAGACGTGAATCTTCATCACGCATGACTTCCATCATTACTGGGTCAATTACCAGCCATCTACCTTGGGTATCGACTTGTTTTTGATCCAACAGACGTGCCATACGAGACACAACCATAGATGGTGATACAGTAGCCGTTGGTAGTGCAGTTGCACCTGGCAGACGTGCAGCAACTGGGATAGAGTGATCCGCAGCTGATGTAGTAGTAATGTTACCGAATGAACCTTTGATCAGCTTGTTAGCTGCCAGCAATTCATCAGAACCTGCAGTTGAGTCAGCTTTAGTGCCGTTCACAGTTGTATTTACTGTACCTGCATTTGCATGAAGAGCAGCCTGTTTGTAGCCAGACAAATACCCAAGAACCTCTTGATCATGCTGGTCAGCCAGGCGGTAAGCCGCACGGTTGGTTGCAAGATCCATGAAGTTTACATGGGAGTGAGCCTCCTCGATATCGTCCATTTTAAAAGCAAAATAGTTAGCTTTATCAACGACTAACGAGAAATCGGCATCGGCCAAATCTTGTGCGGCGATGGTCTCACCACGTGTATAGGCCGATACGGAAACCTCTGGCTCTTTAATAATGCGAACCGTGTCTCCTTGGTTGCTAATCTCTCCAAAATAATCAGAGTTAGTGATGTCGCCCACGACTGTGCTCTTACGAAACGCCAGTTGGACTTTTTTAGAATAAATGACACTTGAAAAGTTGCCATTGGGCAGGTTAGTATAACCTGATGCGGATGCGAAAGCCATGTGAAATCCTCCATGATATTTGGCTTTTAAATAAAGCTAAACACCTTAAAGAGGCTGTTATTTTTCTAGGGTGCAAGAAGTATTCAGTTGGCCAACCGAATGTAACTTGGGCCTATACTTAAACAGGTGGTTCTTTTTAGTTTAGACTTTTTGTGAAGTTTGGCCGAGACAAAAGGTAGTCAGATGAGGCTTTTGTCTCTGTGCCTATAGTTATACTGCTGATTTACTAATTGTCAACAGCTTATCTGGCATTTCCAGATACATCGTAAACAAATTTACCCGAACGGATAGCTTTGTTAATTTCATCAGCTTTAGCTTCAAAGTCTCTATTTGACATCTTTGCTACATCTGACTCACGAATTACGTCATTTGCATCGTCTACATCTACTGACGTTTTAGTACGTCTTGTTACTGTAGAAGCTGCATCTTTAGCCTTAGCTTTCTTTGCAGTTTTAGTAAGGCCTTTATCTCCTTTGTACAAATCAATTACACGTACTACTGAGGCAGGGTCATCTGAGTTCTCGTAGAGTGCATCTTGTACCCACTTAGGTTGCTCCTCAACCCAATTATGAAATTCATCAGAAGAACGTAGCTCATCAAAGTCCTCGTGAGATTTGCGAATAGCATTTTCTGCTTTTAACCGTTCTGCCTCTGACTGTGCTTTGTCTAACTCTTGAAGCCTAACATCTGCTTTATTAAACATCTCTTGGGCTTTTTTAGCAGCAATAGTCTCTACAATACCTGCTACATCTGGGTATTCTTTTGCCCACTGTTCAATGTCTTCATCAGACTTTGGAGGGATAATAGATTCTTTTTGCATGCGTTTTTCAAAGGTTTCGAACTTATCGTTCCATTCCTTTTCTTTTTCTAGCATGTGCCGTCTTAAATCACCATATCTTTTTTTAAAAGATCTTTCTTCTGCAGATAACGTTGCTTCTTCAACTTCTGTATTGGTCTCTTCCGTTTCGGAGGTTTCTTCTTTGACTGTTTCAGATTCTTCGCCACGTTGTTGAGCTTCAAGACGTTTGATCTCCTCTTCCTCATCCTCGATACGTTTACGTTTCTTGTCGTAGTTATAACCTCGATCAACAAAACCTGCTGATTTCTGTGGTTGTACTTCTGCTAGTTCAGGCATATTCTTTTCCTTATGTTGGGGCCAGCATTATTGCTGGGTAGCCTTATTTTTTATTCTTTTTCTTTTTGCCTTTGGCCATTAAGCCGCCTTTGTTCATACCGTATGTACCTCCAGGACCGCCTTTTGTTGCCCCTGCTGCTTCAGCAGATTCTGCCATTTCTGCTTCTGCTGCTTGAGTGGCCTCGGCCTGGGCTGAAGCACTGGCAACAGCTGCGTTAGTCTTTTTTAACTCTTCACCCTTAGCCTTTGTAGCAGCTACTTGAGCTTTTACGTCTTTAAAAGGATCATCGTTATCATCATTATTTGAAGCAGGTGCAGCAACAACGGGCGGTTTAGGTGTTACTCCTGCTTTGGTTGCAACTTCAATATTATCATGACCATTCTTTTTAGCCCAAGCATTAGCTTTTTGTTTACCTGAAGCAAATATGTCATCTAAGAAATCTAGGATTTTAGGGCCATCTTTAATTATACTTGCAACTTTCGTATCAATTTTGGTAGCAAGTTTATCCATCCCCTGTGCTTTAGCAATAAGAGATGCGGCACGTAAGTCAGAAATTGCTTGCAATCCCCCACCTCTAAATACTCAACCTAATCCCGTAGCAATACCGGCCATAGGTCCAGCTATCATAGTAGCACCAAGTGTTTGCATATCTAAATTAGATTTAGATGGGTCATACTCAATACCTGCAACAAATTTTGAAAGACCTTCTGCACTATTAAAGTCTGCACTGGCTAACCAATCTTTGTAAGGTTCTTTATTTACCGTAGGTGTAGTAGTAGATCCACCTCCACCACCACCACCAG